CAAGATGGGCTTGGGAGACTTGGAGATTACCAAGAAGGCAATCCTTGATGAGGTTGGAGAGATGAAGGTTCAATTCGCACAGGTTGAATCATCTCTTATTCATAAATACGGTGCTGACTCAGTTATTGACATGAGTACAGGCGAAATAAGAGAGAAAGATGTGCAAACTGTATAACTGGATAAAACGATTCCTAATGGGTAAGATTAACAACACAACAGCTTACGCTTCTTCTACACCAACAAGCGATACATTGCTAATAGGCTCTGAGCTGGCGGGAGGTGCTACAAAAAACTACAAGGTTAGTGAGTTGTCTTCGTTCATAAACCTCAACCCAACTCTATCAACATTATCGGTTACGGGCAACGCTACTATAGGTGGCACGCTTTTAGTTAGTGGTTTATTACAGGCTGGCTCTTTTACGATGGATGTCGCCCCTAGTTTTTTTGCGGGTCTTAATGTCGCTGGGACGACCTCTGTGGCAGCTCTTACCGTATCAGGTCTTCCGAAATTGTCAGGGCTAAGTGCTTATGCTGATAATGCTGCTGCTATTCTTGGAGGTTTAGATGTGAACGATGTGTATAGGACTGACGGAACAGGCGCAGCTCCTTTAAATGCTGCGGGTATATTGATGGTTCGAGTATAATGCACGAAGACATCCGCAAGATATCAGTTGGCCCTGATTACAAGTCGGGGGCTATGCACTACATTGTGGGGCAGTCTGTTATTGGCGGGGACTACCTTATACATCTAATCAAGAGAGATGTCGAGAAAGACTCCGTAAAGGTTTGGATCATCAAGAACAATGAGGTTGTTCTATGGAAGGAGTTCAATTCAATAATGCCCATTTCAATTGAGTACAACATAAATTTCTAAAATGAAATCTCCCAATATGTTTATTGTGAAGCCTGTAGATGGTAAGCGATATGCAAACACCAAAGAGGTTGGTGGAAAAGAAATCCTCATAAGCACCTCGCAAGAAGACCACATCCACTCAAACAGGTTTGCTGAGGTTATACAGCCCCCAATCAATTATGACGGCCCCATTCAACAGGGAGACCTTCTATTGGTTCACCACAATGTTTTCAAACTCTACTACGACATGAAGGGAAAGGAAAAAAGCGGGAGGAGTTTTTTTATGGATGACATATTCCTAATCGACCTCGACCAGTTCTTCATGTATAACAAGGGCGATGGTTGGCTGTCTCACGACAAGTACTGCTTCATTAAGCCATCAGACAAGAAGGCAACCTTTATAGACAAGATGGGTAAAGAGGAGCCGCTTGTGGGAACAATTCGCTATATTAACAGCCAGCTTAAAGATTTGGGACTCAAAGAAGGTGATGAGATAGTGTATCAACCCTACAGTGATTATGAGTTTACAGTAGACGGGGAGAAGCTATACCGTATGTTTACTGATAATGTTACAGTGAGGTTGTGAAACGAGTAAAGAAGGAGGGTCGTAGAGAGTTCTCAGACGTACAACGCAGAATGACAGAGAAGACACATGGCGGTAAAAAATACAATCGCAACAAAGACGGATTCAAGAAGCATCAAGCTACAGATAATAGAAGCTGGGAGGAAGGCAGTGATTCAGTTAATTAAGGTTGCGAAGGAAGACATCATTAAGATTGACCCTGAGGACGAGTTAGCGGCTGATAGACTTAAGAACGCAGCGGCTACAAAGAAGCTTGCCATCTTTGATGCCTTTGAGATATTGAACAGAGTTGATGCGGAGCAGGAGACCTTGGATATGATGGAGGGTAATCCTAATCGTGAAGCGGTATCATCTAACCAAGGGTTTGCAGAACGAAGATCAAAATAGTCTATACAGGGTATTGGAGGGCGTTGTCCCTGTCAAGATACTTAACTCCAAGAACAAAAATAAGAATTGGAAGTACGGCTACGACTCCAAGTATGATATCGTTATTATCTCAAAGGACGGTACGCTTGGAGAGATATACCTCATAGAAGGTATTAAGATTGGTCTACCACTTGCCCCTAAGAAGTGCCTTCAAAGACACCCCCACCCACTACATCAGTATTGGGAGAGGGAGGACTGCCCTAAAGAGCTGTCCCGTATTCAGAGCATCTTCCAATGGAATGATATGCCTACTGACTTTAAGCGTCAGTGGGTTGACTACATTGAGCAGGAGTTTGATAGAAGGGAGAGTGGGCTGTGGCTAAAGAACAACGGTGTCGATACCTATCTGACTGGAGGACACTATATGTACCTCCAATGGACTAAGATTGACATAGGGTATCCTGACTTCAGAGAGGCTAACAGGCTTCTGTATATATTTTGGGAGGCGTGTAAGGCTGATAGTAGGTGCTTTGGTCTTGACTACCTTAAGATAAGGCGTTCAGGGTTTTCATTCATGGCATCGTCAGAAGGAGTGAACACAGGAACACTTGCGAAAGACAGGAGGATAGGCATACTCTCTAAGACAGGTTCTGATGCAAAGAAAATGTTCACTGACAAGGTTGTGCCTATCAACAGCAACTACCCGTTTTTCTTTAAGCCGATTATGGATGGTATGGACAAGCCGAAGACTGAGTTGGCTTACCGTGTGCCTGCGTCCAAAATCACAAAGAACAATATGCATGATGTCACTAATAATGACATTGAGGGTCTTGATACTACAATTGATTGGAAGAACACTGACGATAACTCATATGATGGGGAGAAACTGTTACTGTTATTGCATGATGAGAGCGGCAAGTGGCTGAACCCAAACAACATTCTTAACAACTGGAGGGTTACCAAAACCTGCTTAAGGTTGGGTAGTAAGATAGTCGGCAAATGTATGATGGGGTCAACCTCAAATGCTTTGTCAAAGGGCGGTGCTAACTTCAAAAAGCTTTACGAGGACTCTAACCCATCGACAAGAAATCCTAACGGGCAGACCAAGGCGGGGCTGTACGCACTCTTTATTCCAATGGAGTGGAACATGGAAGGGTTTATTGACAGGTATGGTATGCCTGTGATAGATACCCCTGAGAAACCTGTACGGGGGATTGATGGTGAGATGATTTCTGTGGGAGCCGTAGAGTACTGGGAGAACGAGGTGGAGTCTTTGAAGAACGACCCTGATGCGCTTAACGAGTTCTACCGACAGTTTCCAAGAACAACTTCCCATGCGTTCAGGGATGAGAGTAAGCAATCAATCTTCAACCTGACTAAGATATACCAGCAGGTTGACTATAACGACTCAATGATAAAGGAGCATCACATTACACGCGGCTCGTTCCACTGGAAGGATGGTGTAAAGGATACTAAGGTGATATGGTCTCCTGACCCACGAGGTAGGTTTACTGTGTCATGGCTTCCAGCGGCACACCTTCAGAACAGGATAGCTGTGGTCAATGGGAAGAATACCCCAGCGAACGAACATATTGGCTCGTTTGGCTGTGACCCTTATGACATCTCAGGTACGGTGGGGGGAAGAGGGTCTAATGGGTCTCTGCATGGCCTGACCAAATTTAACATGGATGACGCTCCGAGTAATGAGTTTTTCTTAGAGTATGTTGCGCGACCTCAGACCGCAGAGATATTTTTTGAAGAGATACTGATGGCGTATATATTTTACGGTATGCCAATCCTTGTAGAGAACAACAAGCCTCGATTGCTTTACCACTTTAAGAATAGGGGCTACAGAGCCTACTCAATGAACAGGCCCGATAAACGCTTTAATAAGCTCTCTAAGACGGAGAAAGAGCTTGGAGGGATACCCAACACCTCTGAGGATGTGAAGCAGTCTCACGCAGCAGCTATTGAGTCCTACATAGAGAAGTACATCGGCATGGATATAGACGGCTCGTATCGGACAATAGGTGATATGGGTACGATGCCGTTCTCTCGTACCCTTGAGGACTGGGCTAAGTTTGATATAACGAACAGAACAAAGTTTGATGCGTGTATTAGCTCAGGTCTTGCGATTATGGCGAACCAAAAGCATATGTATACTCCTGAGAAAAAGCAGTCCAAAATAAGCGTTAACTTTGCAAGGTATAGTAATTCGGGGAAGTCGAGCCAATTAATAAGGTAAATGGATAAAGTAACAGTCAATGTTTCCTCTGTAGGTTTTCCTAACCAATTTGCGACAGACGCAGAGAAGGATAGT